AGAACGAGAGTGGCTGCAATAAGCAGACCGATCATAATTGACTTTTTCATATTAACATTTCCCCTCTGCACGACTCTCGACTGAACACTCACCTTCGCTGTTTGTTCCAACAGGTTGAGTGGTTGAATCAGGTAGACTTACCTGAGTGCCTGAACTGCCATCTGCAATAATAGTACCGCTTCCTGATGCGGAGTATGAATCACCCCCACAGGCCGCAAGTGTGAGTGTGCTGGCAAATACCAAAAAATACATAATTTTCTTCATCTTAATTCCTCGTTGCTGAAGTATAGCGAAATTGGGCTGTGTTCTTACACACGACTTTGACTGTGTTCTTATAGACGTTGTCAATGGTGGAGATCCCACCATTGTTCTGACAATATCCTTCAGCACGGGTTATATCGTTCTGAGACATCGTGGTTGCGCATCCAGCTAAAAATAGCAGGGGTGCTATTGCTAGGGTTTTCATTTTACTTCCTCATAGTTAAAGTTAATGCGCCTGTGGTTGTAGCACAGACGACTTGCTGTTTTATCGCCACAGCCATAGGCGCTTCATGAGGAAGTCTTTACAGAGGACTACCCCTTAATTCTCTAATACCTTGCCACCGGCATTTGTACATTCTACATGGCTCAGCAAAATCGTCTGTGACTTTTTTACGCAGTTGATAGGCTCGTTACTATCAACTGTAACCGTCTGTGTTACGCAAGCAGTTACGATTAGCGAGCCGATCACAATCATTACCCATTTCATGTGTGAATGCCATAATATATAGCCATTTCATCTGCCACTCTCTCTTTCATAGTGGGGCAATGGATAGGCTTGTTTAGCCGGTATGCAATGAAACTCCCAGCACCTACAACAACTCCCGCGATAGGATTAGCGCCAGCAATCATTGCAATATTCCAGCCACTCGCTGCGTATGTCACCGTGTTGATAACCTTCTCAAGTTGTACACCTTCTTCGCACGGCCTAGTATCTGCGTACTTTGTCACACCATACTTAACAGGAAGCAATGCTAAACCTAGGGGATTACCTTCTGTAAAACCTTGAGATAATGCAACAGCGGTTGTACCTATATCCACACCTTGAGCTGTAGCGACTGACTTACCATAAGAGGTAGCGCAAGCAGAGACAGCCATTGCAACTATAGCAATCACCATCCATCTGGTTGCGTCAATCATTTCAGCTCGGTGCTTCATAACCCCCACTTCACCATTAACTCTTGACGGATAGAAGCCTGCCTGTTCACACTAACTTCTCGATTATACAGCCTGAATTCTGCAAACTCACAATCAGTGAACAGTGAATAACTGCCTGTAAGTATCCTTGCACCTAATGCAAATAGTTGAGGCTTGATTAATCCTTCATCAGATACGGTATCAGTAACAGTCTGCACACCATTGACGTAAGCAGTTGCTACACCTGTATCGTAATTAACCGTCATCTCGAATAGTGCGAACTGGTTAGGATCAGGGAATGCTGAAGTCAGAGATAAGCCATCACCACCTGCCTCTCTAATCATTATCGCCTTGCCTTGATCGCCTGAACCGCTATGAACCAGAAAACCAAAACCATTAATCGCATCCCAATCATTACCACCAGTATCAGCGCAGGTAATCAATCCACCATTATTCAGATGTGTTCCATAAGTCATCACAGCGTAGAATGAAAAGTTCCTCATTTCAGGCGTGAATGCACCTGTCATCACATTGCCAACACCGTCGAACTTAATCGTACCTAATCCGTTCTGGTTGTTGGCGTTGTATGTGGGTGAGTCGGTAGAGGTTAGAAAGCCTAGCGTTTTTACTGCATCGCCATCGTTTAGTGTAAGTGTTGAGGTATCCAGCGCAATATCAGGGTCAATGATTATCTCGTCATCGGTTAGGTCACCTGTTTGTACTGTGATATTGCCGATGTTACTATTAATATAGTCGTTTGTCGAAGTACCTGAGCCTATGCTCAAAAATTCCTTAGGGTTTACCAAATCTCCAGTAGCTGCTGGATTATCTGCCTTTCCTGCTCCATCTAGCCAAGCGGATATCCCTGTTGTGCGCGAATATCTTACTTTTGTCTCAATACGCCCAGATGTCGGCGCACCTGTTAATGTTGCGGTCTCTAATCCAGAAGCCGCAGTATTTTTAGCGCAGAATACCCTTGAGACACTCCCCGTATATATTCTAATGCTATCGCCTAAGCCTCCTACAAGGTTCAATAGATCTTTATTAGAAGGCCAGTCCCAAGCGTATAAATCGCACGAAAGAATAAAATCATTCACAACACCCGCAGGCCAAGCAACTTGTACGTCATCAGCGAGCCTTGTAGCAGCAGCACCGTTGGTGAATATTAGTGGTGTTGGGTATGACTTGAGTTCTGTTTGTGCATATTTTACATATAAGTTAAATCCTGTCTGCCCAGTATTCTGATGAAATCCGTTATGAGATGCTAGGCCTGTGGACGCTTCAGTAAATTCAACATCAGTCCATTCCTCACCCACAGTAATGTCAGGTGATAGTGTTGATGATTGTCCTAATCTTAGTCTAAATGTAGCGATTGTATTTTTTGCCCTCACTCGGACTTTTATTGTGTAAGTATCTGTTGTTAGCGGTAGATTAGCATCACACGCATACCCACTGGCTGAGCTATTATCAACTGTAATCTCGTGCGAGTTATCAGGGCCTAGTCCTATATATGATCCCCCGTTAAGATACGCCCATTGGCTAAGATCATGTGAATAGTTGATTAAATTCTCACTCTCCTCCCACACCGCCAGCCTTTTCATAGTCCCGCCAGCATCTACACCTTCGATGCCGAGGTAAACACCCGCAGCTTCATGCACTACGCCATTAGCATCAACACTATTACCGTTAGTTGTGTCGAAGTATCGAACGGGTATATCGTGGTCGGAACAGGCTGAGTCGTTGGGGGATACGAATTCTGATACTTCAGATGTTTTAGTGATTGAAAATTCTTTAATGTAGAAATCAACTTTGTCTGCTGTACCCTGCCCGCCGCGTAGTCTTACGCCGAAGTTAACAGTGCCATCAAACGCGCCATTACTAAACACCGCATATCTAGCCCATTGGTCGGTAATCGTTATATTCTGACTGCCACCTGTAGGCAGGATTAGTTGCACGACAGCCGATGTTCCGACTGCTAGTTTCATCCAGCAAGAATGGTAAAACTTATCTCCTGTTTTGACTGCTACCGCATTACGCCTTATCGCAATATCTCCAGTTGCTGTTCCTCCATTAAGATTTAAAACAACACGACTTTGTTGCCCGTCAAAGGTAACGGAATCAATAGTTGCTGTGCCAGCAATAGAGTCAGTCCAAGGCCTAGCCTCCCCCACTTCGTCTGTATCTCTTAAGTCACTATTGAATGTCGCTAGTTCTTCAACCCGCCGAGCACCCTCAAACCCAAACTCATGCGGCAATGTCTCAATCACATTATCTTCAAAATCTGTGACGCTACTTGGTGAGTTGCGGGATAGTGTGGCGTGTTGTTTTAACGGGCTACGGTCGTAGCGGTCAATCAACAAAGGCAGGTAACACATAAAGCTACCGTCTGGTATAGTAGATGAAGCCCCACACCAATAAGACCTCCATCTGTCTGATAAGTTTTTCCCCGTCACCCCTTGGTCTCCAAGCCAATTGAACCAGCGGTCATTTATGTGACCAGTAGGGACATTGTGGCGGTCCAGAAAGTCATGTTGGGCTGAACTAAGATTCTTTGATACATCGCCAGATAACTTTAGCCAATCTAAGAATAGATCATCTATGTGACCCTGCCCGAATAAAGACTCTAGCTGGAACAGCTTACAGTCGTTGACACTAGACATTGTTTTTCTCCATTATTTCCGCCACAGCACTCTTTGCAGATTCTACTGCAGCGGAGGTTATCACTTCTATTGCAAATTTTTCAGCTTTTGCTTTTCTGGATGCTATTTCGGCTCTTTCCCTTGCGTTGTTTGCCTCGACTTCATCCTGCTCTGCTTTATATGCCAATGCCTTTTCATGGCCCAATAAAGCAACAGTCAAGTTCCTCTCAGCATCGTTGGCGTCCACAACGGAAGACACATAATCCATATTGTCCAGTTCCGCAGTAATGATGTCTTTTTGGTTTTCCATCTTGTCCACTTGATCTATTAACCCTTCGATGGAATCCGATAGATTATCAAGAGCAATATTGTACCTTGATACTGAACGTTTGATCATCCTTACTTTAGCTTTCATGGCCTTGCATTCAGATTCCGCAGAAACCAATGAATTTTTGGACTCTATTACCTTTTCACATGCTACTGCAAGCTCCCCTGTGGGCATGAATCCTTTTACAATATCTTCAGTTGTATGTAGCCTGATAGATATGTCTTTAATGGACATACCATCTAAGTGTAGTGTTCCTAGAAGTTTTATTTGGTCTTGTCTTAACATGTCCTGTTCCTGTTCTAAGTTAATATGTCACCGAGGCGTTCTATATATAGCACACTTTGATCATCTGCGGAGTTCAACGTACATGGGGCGTTTTTAGCCAATGCAAGCAAGTAACAATAATCGCCTTCCTTTACATTAACGATATGCACCAAACCTATTGTTTCATTCGCAAGTGGTTCTATGGTTCTATTGGCCGCAGCCTTTTCTTTAAGCGTCAAATCAGCATTATGTACATCAAGTTCAAGACCAAGGGCGGTTGCCGTTCCAGAGTCGGTAGACGTAGCCCTAATATGAACAGTCATAGAATACCTGCCTGATTCTGTGAATGTATATTCTTCTACTCCATTATCAAATATGTTAGTGCCATACAGCAATTTGTCCATGGAAAGAGTTGCTGTTGAGTTTGCCACCAAGGCCTTATCGGCGCTAAAACCATATCCACTAGTGTCACCTATGGTCGGAGTAATAGAGCCACCTGCGGCACTATGAGCCATTAAGTCCCAGTCAGCACTAACTGATAACTCTTGGAAGGCAACATAAAGTCCATATGCGTAATTGCCATCATTGGGCTGTAAGCTATTGTCTATGTATAGTTCTGTGGAAATTGTAGCAAAGGAAGGCTGACCAGTTAGGTAATAATCCTGTGATTCAAAATATTCATTGACCTCATTCAATAATACATCTACGCTTATATCAGCTGTTTTTCCATCCCTTACATCTCTACTCTGTGAAGTTGTTGTGATGGCATAAACAGTGTAAGCTGCATTATCCACATTAATACTGGATATTTTAGCTTCAATGTATCTATCTGGTGAACCCTCTTCGTTGATTAGCAGTATGCTACCCACAGGGACTCCTCTCAGTTCAGCAGTCCTGTCTGTGCCAGTAAGGTCGTTGTGGCTAATGGCCATTACTGTAGGGAACTGTGAGTCATCATAGGCAACCTCTTGGTTACCAACAGTTGTAACATCTGCAGTTATTACTGTATCCCACTTACCTTCTATTTTTTCTTGAGGATCTGACCTATAATATTCAAAGGTAAATTCTATAGTCTGTCCGGCCTTGTAAGTTAGTTCTGTTGACTTAATAAGATTCCACACACCAGCGTCTAAAATAAAGCCTGTTTGTATAATTACCTCGCCTGTGCCCAGATTAGTCATGGTCAGTCTGGTCTCGGTATCTAGATTAAAGAAGGGTACCTTAATATAAAATTGTAGAAAAGAACCATCTACCTTTGTGACAATAGATGTTACAGTCTTAATTGTACCGTAGGCCGCATTCTCAGTAAAGGCAACTGTTGGGTCTAAAGAATTCTGCACAGCGCCAATATTCTTAGGGGCAAGGTCATCAGATGTTGCCTTATTAGTTATGCCCAACCAACCATCTTGGGTGGCCATGACATTTTTTACCTTCTCACCACTTGCCCATGCCCCATGCCAAGATATTCCATTGATTGAAGTCAGCAAGTCAGCAAAGGTTATCTTTTTGGTCTGGTCTGGGGAATCAGCAGGTTGTATCTCTAATTCATCTGCATCGACAGCTGACGATACTGGAACAAGTTCCCTTATGAACTTGGGTATGATAGTAGACATTACGCGACTCTCCTATATGTATTTATTTCGGTTGCCCTATATTCATCAAATGCAGAACGTCTTCCGTCTATGACTGTTGCGCTTCCACAGAAGCTGATATTTTGACCTCGCACCTGAGTCTTCATCAAGTTTGATCCTTTAAGAACTTGGCTCACGGAGGATAATATGCATTTAGGCATTTACGGTCACCGTAACGTCAGCGTTTATTGTTTCTTTAGAACCATCTGCATGTATAACATCTAACTCAAGCACATATTCACCTTCTACTGTAGTGTCTGATGGTAAAATATAATAGTACCAATGGAAAGTGCTGAAATTGGGGTTATTTGAAGCACCATCATATCTGACCACAGGACCAGTAAAAGGACCAGAATTAGAACCGTTGGCTAGTAACGAAACTGCCATGCCGTTGGTGTCAACATCTCCCTTATATGTGATTACGCCCCTTATATCAGGATAGGTATCATCTACCTTATATATGAATAAGCTCATTCTACTTCCTCTCCTATTACTCTGGCTACTTCATCAAACAATCGTCTGGTGAATATTAAATTTTGATAGGGCAGCAATCTTCTAACAGCATTTATGTCACTAGGGGATATTTCCCCGTCCGCCAACGCATCAAAAATTGCGTTAGTTATCTTAATAGTATCTTTCAATGTTCCCATTGACGGACCCATTAAATCGTTAATTACCGATCTGGCTCTATATTTGGATATCTGCTCTCCTCCCAACAATGGCTGAAGACCCACCCTTCCGGCCGACAGCTTTTCTGTTATGGCGTTCACGTTGCCCCACATGCCAAAAACACCAGAACGGTCAACGCCCTCACGCACGAGCGTTCCTATGTCCGTACTAGGGGTTCTTCCAGCAGCAAGTTCTTTTATGCTGTAGGAAAACATTCCCAACATCACCATAGTTACAGCACCTGCAGCCTTCTGAGCATCAAACGTCTGTATCATGGGGGTCAATAGCCTAGTGGTGGCTGACATAGGGAAAGTGGAAAATTGCAACCACATCTTGCCAACAGCATGCCTTGATACCAATGGGAGGTCACCTGCGCCAGGTGTTACTATGCTAGTGTTTGCCTCTTTTAATATTGCAGCCTCTAATATCTCTTTGGCTCTAGCATTGGTCCATTTGTCCGTGTTGGGAACTCTTAATCCTTCCTCTACAGTGCCATATTTTTTCCATTGGCTCTTTATGTCAGCCAATGAATCTTTTGGTATTTTGTGCTCCGCCAACCAAGCTTTTGTTGATTTGCTCATGCCAGAAGGGGTTATGATGGCACCTACTTCATCCATAAACGCACCGGACGCAACACCCTTCCAGAACGTGTTCCAATATGTCATGCCTGTCAGGTTGCCGAATTGACGCACCGTTTTATTTATTCCAGTATCTAGCTTAGACACATGGCCATAATTGTCATCTATCATCAACATAGACTCTGCACGACCCTGTAGCTGGTAATCTAGTGATGCACCCACCTGTTTAGCCTGAGCCCTGTTAATGAAGCTTTTTGGGTTAGGCAGGGCCACCATCAGTTGTTTAGCTAGCCTCTTGAACCCAGACCTCATAACCACATTGCCGACATCAGGTATTGCTGCTACCGTCATACCACCTAATTTGGTCACATAGTTCCACTCTCTTAACCTCTTTCCGGACATATTAAATATACCAGATGGGTCGTCAGGTCTTTTATAGTTTCTAAGTAAAATATCCCTCATGCCAAGGAGATCACGTATTACGTTTTCTTTTTCCTTAGTCAGTTTAGATTTTTCTTTGCCGTCTGGCATATTCCTAACCAGACCCTCGTATTCTTCATTTATCTTAATGAATTCCTCTTTCATAGAGAAATCACCGTCAAATTTCTTAGCTAACTCTACCCTAGGAATCATGGAATCCAAATATCCATGTAGGACATATCGTATGTCTTGGATTAAGAAATCTTGTATGGCTGGAGTTGAAATATTTAACGTTCGCTTCAGCAGATGGGAACCTTTAAACGCCATGTCCTTTGGTATGAAACCAGTGGGAGTTCCTATTATGTTGCGGATAAACTCACCCATGCCATCCCTTATTTGGCTCAATTCATCCTTTATCTCTTCTTCTAGGATGCGCTTGACTTCAGCCTTTACTTTTTTATCTATGGTCGCTTGCTTATTCTTTTTCCCTCTTTTTTCAAGATCAGCTATTATTCTGGCCTCAACAGCTTCCTTTATAGCAACAGCATCTAAATTGTGCTTATTTCTTATTCCTTTTTCAACTTCCTTCATCATAATATCTGAGAATTCAGTCTGGTTAGATTTAAGCCTATCAAAGTTCCACATCCTTGGTAAAAACCAAGTGTCGCCAGTTGGAACTTTAGCAGTCCTCCTGATATCTAATTCACTAAGGTCAACGCCAACCAAATTTCCATCAGCATCAGCATCTTCTTTGACATACTTATATAGTCCTGTTTCTTTGTCTATTACTTGGCGAACCTTTTCATCCGTCCCCTTAATGAAGAATTCATCTTTGCCTATTAATTTAGCATCCAACAATTCCTTCTCGAAAGGGATCATTATTTCGTCACGTATCTTAGTAGCTGTGGCTGAAATCACAGGATTGTCATGCACTCCACCATCCACTATTGCTCTGCCTATTTGGGTCGAAAAATCTTCCAGAGTCAACATGTCTGGGTTGCCTTTAGCCTTTCTGTTTCCTCTGAACGTAGCAAACATCTTCCCGTTAGTATCAACATGGTCGCGCCATGCAGACCCAACTATGTCATATGTATTGGCTAAGGCAACATCCCTTTTGCCAGATATGATGGTTTCTACTGCCGGACCAACAGAAAACCCTTCTGCGTTCCTTCCAGTTACCAGCGTTCCTTCCGCCAGCTTTTCATTTATGATTCTGGCCGATGTGAACGGGCTGGTGGCTACCCTTACATATGGGGAAATCCTAGCTAACGCTCTGGTTACTCTTGGAAACTTAGTACCTGTCCACTCCAACTGATGGGCTCTTAATGTGACTGCAGCCTCCTCTGGGGTAATAAGTCCTTTTTCAACCTTTTCGTTTAACTCCTTGACGAATTTAGGGTTGTTAAAATTAGGGTCTATCACTGCAGCAGCACCTGCATCCATCGGTGCTCCTAGATGTTCATCTATCGCAGCCTGTATCTCTGGGGTCAACTCTTCTGGTTTAATCACAGAAACGCCCATTGCTCTTCCTATGCCATAGGCAACTCCCCCTAAGGTTATGCCAAATGCTGTGCCGAGACCAATATTAATAGCCGACTGCTCTCCTGTTCTTAGTGGGTCTAAAGACTGTAACGATCCTTCAGCTATTAATGAACTTGCCAATCCTCCAGCACCTACTCCCGCCATAGTCTTAGCTAACGTAGCCGATTTTAGTGCAGGTATGGCCATCAAAGGAAACTGGATAGGGTCCAATGTGCCAGCTATGATACCGGCGCTTAATTGAGCCCCCAATCCGGCTTTGGATATGGTGTCTCTGTCTTCTTCTATTCGCCTAAGGTTAGTTACCGAAGCATCAAAATCTATTTGGTTTTTAGATAGTGAAAGATAGTCCAGAGCATCCTGATCTTCAGTGAATTCTGTGGTGTTGGCTTGATCTTCCCAATTCCACTCACCGTTGGCATAGTCCACCATTTCCTGTCTTGTGGGCGTGGCAAATTCAGTTTGGTTAGCAAAGATAGCACCTATTGTGTTTTCAGTTCTAAACATCGGACCCAAAATATCTCCAAATCCAACTTCCTCTTCAACAGGAGCAGAAAACCCTACCCCCACAGGCAAACCTTCGTTGAATTCTACTTCTGATGGATCAATAATCGGCATCCCACACCTTCTGGTAATTATTGGCGAACCACACAGCTTCTTTCTTGGTGCCAAACTTTATATAATCATTCATATATATAGAATAATCTTGCGCATTCTGATCGCTGTCAAATTCGCCGGACGGGAACACTATCCATCCTTCAGGACTATTACTGACTATCACATTTTGGTCTTCTTTATTATTAAGTATGCCCTTAACGAACTTTTTACTTTTATTATCCTGCAATATCTCCATAGCATTGTCTGCATCTTCAAGCAAACTTCTTATGCTGTTCATTTCTCTTTCTTCTTTAGGGTCATTTTCCATGAAATCTTGCCAAGGAAGATTTTCTTCCTGTCTGCCCCACGCCTCACCGCCAGGTGGTGGCATTTTTGTTTCACGTTTATATTGTTTGTCTCTCTCTACCCTCATTCTTCTATTTTTTTCTTCTGTCTTAGTGGCTTCTATCTGTTTTTTGCCGACCTCTGAGTCAGCATAATTGAAACCTACTAATATTTCATTATTGTTCTTGTCCAATAAAAATTTACCATTATCATACATCATCCATACTCTATTTCCGTTGCTGTCTTTTCCAGCTTCGAACAGTTGTACGTCTTCGGATGTGATGGCGGGTTCAGATTCCCCGTATCCAGCCTTTTCCAATACCGAATCTACTTCTTCACCGTACCAATCCATCCCATATTTATCGCCATACATGGATTCAGGTTGATCCGGGCCAACAATCTCCAGCGACCCAGACCTATTGGATAGAGGATAAGAATTGCGCAGTTCAGAATATGCTTCGCTGGACGCTGAATCTATGTCGCCACTAAGCAAGAATTTATGTTGCACCAAGTCGTTAAACTTTTTCTTTACTGGAGAACCGTAGGTTGCTGCTGCTGAAAACCAAGGGTCTGCCTTCCCGTCTTCATCTATCTGAGCCTCAAACAAAGAATCTATTTCAGGTTTATAGTCTGCCTTAAATTGGGTAGACCTATCTGATATGATGGATTGGTCCAGCTTGAATATGCCATCTCTTATCTCTTTAATGGTTTCTTCAGTAGGCCCTATTACATTATCTACCCTGTCTAAAAACAATCTTTCTTTCTCAGTAAGTTTCATATTACTTACTGCCAACGGATTGTATTTTTTTGCAGCCCTGTAAAAATCTGCAGCCTGAGCCACCAATTTAGGGTCTGTACTAGATGAATACCTAGATATTTCATCCTTTACTTGAGATGGAAAAAACACCTGATTAGTGGAAACAGCCCCTACAGCTTTAACCCAATCTTGGCTGAATGGGGTAGGGTCTTCAGAGCCCCCCAATATGTAATTGAACGCTGAGTTATAGTCTTTTTTATCTTGGGTTACACTCTGGCTTATTGGCATGCCGGACATTATTCTATTGGCGTTCACAGAGCCTTTAGTGCTAGACATTTGATCCTTCAGACCAAAAGAGATATTGTTGATTGCGGTCTTCATATTGCCCACTACAGAAGACTGTGATTTATTATCTACATATCCCATGCTGGACGCAGACGAGGACGACAGCCTTCGCAATTCAGCCTTCGCAGCAGTTATGCCTTTAGAATTGGCCACATTTTTTATGCTACCTATCCAATAATCATCTAGTCTAGAGTCTAAATTAGATGATAAAACCGACATTTGTTCTTTATTGAGCGACCCATAGATTTCCTTGTTCTTAAGGGAATCTCTCATTGCAACTATGTCCGTAACACTACTTATCCGCTCTGATTGAGCAGAAAATATGTTCATTGCATTAGTTGATTCAATGGCATTCTGTATCTTAGGTATATCTTTTGCTGAGATAAGACCATTATCTGCACCGGCGTTCAGCAATTGAGTGGCCCCCTCAACATCTCCGGCCTCCAGAGTCTCTGACATTGCCTTGTCAAATATTATCTGGTTATTGTTCATGGTCCAATTATAGGACGTGTCACTTATGGATGTGCTAGTGCCTATTGATAGAGAATTGAATTTCTTAGATAGATATTCATTTACTCTAGGATCATCAACAATACCCAATATGCCCTGTTTTATGTCATTAAGGCCTTCAAAATATGCATCCGCTATAGTATCTGCATTGGATACTACTTTACCGTTTTCAATCCTAAATGGGTCTCTAGTTAGCCCTTTGCGTAGATCTGCTTCTTGTTGCTTATAATCGGACAGATAATCTGCGCCTTCTGCCACAGCCTTCTGCTGAGCAGATTTCTGCATATATGAACCAAACGAAACAGCAGACGAGGCAAAGTTTAACCAATTATTGGTTACCGTTGACTTATATCTGATATCGTTCATCTTGCGACTATTATCTCTTGCGTTGGCTCTATCCACGCTAGCACCGGCAATATTGTTGGCTCTGGTCAAGCCCTGATAATATTCATTGGAGCCTCTTAACTTAGTAACAACAGCTTCTTTCTTGGCGGTAGCTGCATCATTCCTAGCTTCAGCCACGCGAACAGGGGCTGTAATATCATTACGACCCAAAAATTCCGCTTTCCCGCCTCTGTCGATTCTAGGCAGTTTCATTATTTATACCCACCCTGATCCGTATTGTCTTCTAACTTTTTCTTAGGTTTGGCAACTGATACGGGTTCCGGTTTTATTAGACCGGCAAATGCTGCCTCTGCACCAAGCACCCCAACGTCTGCCATCCTCATTGAATTATTGGCAGATGCCTCTGTGGCATCTGCTTGAGATAAGGCCTGCTGACTTGATATTTCAGCCAATGTGCGCTCAAACACCCCTCTTTCCTCTTCCAACAGAGCTTTAGATTCAGTGGCCTTATTCATCCAGCTAACTATTTGGCTGTTGGAATCTATGGTGTCGTTGTAATATAACTTGGCGGATTTAGATGATGTCTTTACTCCTGATGCAGCTTGTCTCGCCAACACTAATCCTTCCACTTCATCATTAACCAATTCTTGCCTGCGGACGTCTTCAGAGCCTTCTTCTCTTATGAAACCGGCATTTTCTACTGCTAAATTGTATGCGTCTTGTCCAGATGCAGCAATGGCTTTAGCTGTCTCTCTTTGCCCTGCAGCCACACTAGCCAATTCACCTGCATATGCATATGATGCTGCAGAGTTGGCTTGTGCCACCGCAAGATTAGCCTGCGCTGTGTTATACTCGGCCTCATATTGCTGCTGTAAATATGCATTATTCTGGGTTCGGGTAGCACTAGCATTACGGTTTCCTGATATTAAACCTACTACTGCAATACCTAATGCTGCTACTCCAGCCATGTTATATCCTCTTAGCCATTATTTTTTCCACGAAAGCATAGCCTAGTCTACTCAATACCGGAGAAAAATCGTGCTGTACTTTAACATGATATTGAATTATATCAATCCCTGAACTAGTCATTATGTCTTCAACATGCCTAAATAGCTTAATGCCCAACATTTTTCCTCTATATTCTGGGTCCAAATAAACAGCGTCGACGAAGCACTGTAGTGATGTGGAATAGTGCATGTTGGAATGAATGAAGCACGAGCAATAACCCACTATGATTCCTTCATCTCTAGCCACAAAAAGCTTTAAGTGCCCAGCTTCCTGTAGTTTATCATATGCTTGCCAATTGACGCATAAAGGAAGATCAAAACTGGCCACTTCATCTTTATGGGCTTCTATGATAGGGTTCAATTCGCCTATCAATTTTTCAGTTAATCTTTCTTGTTTAATTATCATAATCTACTTTGAGACATTTCACCGTATATGCCTAATACTTCTAAGTCATATGGCAAATCTTGTTTAATATTTATTACTGCATGCAGATCATGTCCTAGGTTGGTAACTTTAACATCTTCTATATCTAGGCCATTGAGCTGATATTCGTTTTCAGTAGGTCTTTCCCCATTTATCATAGGGTAGTGACTAGAAGTTACCATCCTTAAATATATCTGATTCCATCTCTTCTTCCAGCTTGGCGTAGAGCCAGCTTGAGTAGCAAAATCCATAGGTAAAGTTTCCATCTCGCACTCATAATCTATCCCTACTTGGGTGTACTCTGAGAAATAAGGAGGATTATAGGGATATGACGGTAGCCCATATACATCACCGTGATCACTTCCAATAGTGCCATCATTATTGGAAGTACCATCATTAACAGTTACCCCTTTTACGAGATTTCCATAATAATCTATGGCCGAATACTTGTGATCTATCAACCAAGGCATTTTTATGTCGGCTTTAGCGGATAAATCTAGGTTATAATCATTATCCATAGTAGCCAAAACAGTAAGCCTAGAATCATTGTCGCCCCAAGCTGATGCTGTTAAGTTGGTACGTATAAGTGCCATAAGCACACTTTCACCATCTACCTTATCTGTGCATATGTCAATTATGCCATTGCATGACGTGTGAGTGTGCCAGCCTACAAATTCCATAGAGTCATCGAAAGTAGCGCCAGTAAGCACACCATCATGACGCAGTACCCATAATATTTTGTCTGGGTGATTTTGGTACGCAATTCTCTTTATGCTGTTGTCTTTAAATAGGTGTTCGGCCAAGAAGGTTATGTCTTTAGACTTCCAAGCATTCTCTTCCCATCTCCAGAATGAAGACCTAACTTTAGATGAATTACCTGATACGAATGTTGCCGTGTTTCCTATCTCAACAGCTTGTATGAACGTAGAAGCGCCATTAGATGATTGTTGTTCCATTTGTATGTCGGATACAGTCAACACACCATCTGCACTAGTTCCTATTAATTCTGCGAATCCAGAACCAAAAAGGATATTTTTAAGGCCTAACATCCATCTTAGATTTCCTTTCTTGGCAATATCAAATTCGAATGCATCATCTGCAGCTGTCCCTACGGTAAAATCTGTGTAATTACCTGATTTAGACGCCCAAAACCTTTCTGGGTTCACAGGACATCCTCCTAACCAAAACCTACCTTGGAAAAACGTACCACAAGTGGGAAAATTATCTATGTCCCAATCAGCCGGAGGACTAGTGAATGTAATATTGCCATATGTAAAAGTTCCATCAGTAATATCATATGTTAAATACTTAACTGGAGCCCCGCTTTGCAGCATATATATGGTGTTTTCACCTGGCACTTGCAAATATTGCATGTCCAAAGCCAAACGCTTTGGTATAGCAGACCGGATGCGATATGGTTCAGGCCCACTATTTGTAGGAAAAGCATTTATAGATTTTACTATGAGCCTAGGATTTGAATTATTTTGCTGGCCGCCTTCTATTACTACCTTTATCTGGGGGGCAGTGTATGACAGAAACGTAGATATTTTTAGCGTTGCCCTTCCAGAGTAATTAAATAGATCCCCTTCATCACCAACAGATTCATCGCCTATGTATACTCCATATGTTATGTCTCCATCAGGCATTTCAGTATCAACAACTATGGTCCATTCAGTAGTAGATGTCACAGGGGTGTGTGGTGTTTGGGACATTAAAATCCTATCTATTTTAGGATCGTCTGTGGAGAACAGAGTGACTGAACCTACTGCCTGTAGAAATCTAACTGATGGAACTGGGGCAGCGGGTATAGATTTTCCCTCCTCCACTACCCAATCTTCTATGCCGTGCCTAAAATTAGTATTAAATAATATCTTTTCTGGTTCTGTGAGATATTCACCATATTTAGTGTTGATTAATATATCGAAATATACATCTTTCCCATTTATATCATCTTGAGTTATGTGAGGGAAAAAAACTAAATCGTCGCTTATCCTTAACGATATTATTCTCTGATACTGCTCCATGCTTTGGTACATCGGTATCTTGGCATCATCACGACTTACAAATCTAAACCCGCCTCTTCTTTTAGCCGATCCCTGAGAAGTGATTATCATGTTCTTAGAGACAGATAATGCCTTGTTAGATACTCCTTCTCTTCTCCATAAACGACTAGATACTTCACCTAATGAGAAATTATCCCATATGGGATGTACCTTCATCTCGCACCGCCCCTTACGTTAATAAACGTGTCAGATTTAGTCCTTTGAGTCATCTGTTGTCTGCCATCAGACGCTCTAGCGTCATTTATAGCCGACCTATATCCATCATCTAAATCTTGTTTTAAAGTTCTAGATTCCGCTATCGCATTGCATATCAGCGACGCTAATTTGTGAATCACAGCTTGTGTGAAAAATGGAGACCACAATATGTCATTCATTTGGTCCCATACATACTTTATTTGCACAGGGTTGGCATTAGTTAAAATAGCCAACCCATCATCATTTGTTACTACATCATACTTTGCTCTTTTTACCTTGACCAAACGAATATGGTCAGTAGGTAATTGGAATGCATATCCCCATTCAGAAGGGGTTGAAACCAAAGGAATGTCGAGTTCTAAGTCCTTAGTGGCAAAAGTCCACTCTCCTTCAGACAGCGCTACCCTCCGTGCTTCATCATAATGGATGTTGCACAGTTTAGCATTACGAACATTGTCACTGATAGTGGCTAATAAAGTACCTCCTACCAGCGACAACGACGAATTATAAATGCTCAGAAGAGACATTACGAGTTCTCGTAATCTTCATCTTCATCTTCATCGGAATCTTCATCTATCCCCATAAAGTGTCTGCACGTAGCTTCATTGATGCCAAAGACGCGAGACACCTCTTCAGGGTCTGCTCCTTCAGCACCGTACTTTCTGAGCCTTAGTTGCTCAGAATGGTTTGCTCCAGTTTTACCAGCCATTATGTTACCGTATCTGCGAGTTTAAGTCGTACGATCTGCTCGTCTTCAACACGAACTGCACCCAGAGTCATGTGTGTGTAAACGCGCCATGCAAAGGAAACGGTCGGGTCTTCTGCAATACGAGCAGTAATATCGCGGTTGATTGACATGCCTAGTGCATCTTTGGTAAACGCCAGACAATCAATTTGTGCGCCTGCAGGGGCTAACAGTCGGGTAGACATGATCCACGTGAAACCCATCCAATTAGGCACGATGCCTGTGGCCGACAATTCATCAAGGCCTCGTCGGACGTAATCCGAACTGGTCTGTTGAGTTGTATTCATCAGTTTGCGAATCTGTTTAGGGCCGATGATCATGAACTTCGGAATATCCGGAGTGATGTCATTTTCCATAAACCGTTCTTGAACCTGAGTAACCATGTCAAAGTCGATTTCACCTGTGTAATTGCCAATTTCTTGGGCCACAGGAAACACGTCATTGCCACCGGAACCATTCAATGCGTCGCCCGTCGCAGCCTTGATGATAATGTCATCGACACCACGATTCATGCTCATTGAGAGCGCACGTGTAAGGTTGGAATTGGGGTCTACCAGCATTTGAACCGGATCTTCTTGCTCAACCGCATCACCATCATGCCAAGTTTCTGCAAGTGAAACCCTTCGGGACCAAGACAACTCGGAAACAGGGGTAGGGGTGAGAACCGAAGCTTTCAATGTGGCAGCAGATGTTCCCATGCGCTCCCAATTATGTTTCTCGCTCGCGTTGCTTTTGACCTGAACGCAACCACGTAGTCGGGTCTGCGTTTGTTGAGCTAAATGCCGGACGTTATTCTCAAACGTCTCGACATAAGCATTGCTAATTGTAACAGCCATTTCTTTCTCCTAATAAATAAATTAATTTTACTGAGAGGAATCTGAACATTCAGGGTCTCGATCTGAGTGTTACAGGGCTGTTAAATTAACAGGGAGTCCGTTGTCACCACCCCCTAATTATAACACATGACGGGGCTCGTGTCAACCCCTCCCAAACGACGAATCGAACGCTTTTTCATCGAACTTTTCACCTGCCACCACCGATGATAACATAACAACCTTCTTGATTGCCGCAGCATTAGATGGGTCTTCTGGATTATTATATGGGTGATCCTTGTTGTTGCGAATCTCCGACAATTGCTGCTGTGCTTCATTGGGGCTCATTGAATCGTGCATTGATTTCTTTCGAGCAAAATTAGTAGTTTCCTCTCCAATCTGGGACCCTACACTATACATCCATTTCAATAAATCAGGGGATGCGTTACCTCCCTTAATAGAGTCAATGACTGATTGCGGAGCGCCGGAAGCTTCAGCAGCAAGAAGAGCAGACGCTATACGATCATTAGTGGCCATTCCCCATTCTTCCTTCAAGGAAGACATTGCAGCCTTGTGGCTGTCCATCTGGGTCGAAGCCGAATCGATTTCACCAGACATGAAATCTTTGACGATATTGGAGTATTGATCCTTAGTAAGCCCGTACTTATGGGCAATGGCCTTAAATCCTTCCATTCTGGACACATTTACCTCCACCCCTTCAGGGGCTTCAAATTCCGGCATTTCATAGTCTTCATGAGAATTAGGCATGCCAAGAGTCCTGAAAAATTCCTTACTCTGGGTGTCATCGTCAAAGTTTGGCTTTAGCATCAAATTAGGTGCTCTTTCCATCAACTTAGTGTTGAAGTTATTGACATCTTCGTCGGACGCATCTTCGCTTGGAATCCTTATGGAATCCCCAATCAGTGATTTGGTTTCAATCAAACCTTTAGCTAAGGCATTGACATCCTCATATCGCTTAATGGTTTCATTTTCTGCGTATTGTTCTTCAAGGCCTTCAATCGGTGGCATCTTTAATTCTCCGTTCAATAAATGTTACGAGTTTATGACCGCCTAAGTTTATGTGGGTAGCATAGGGGTCGTTGGGTACGTGCAAATCGCAATTTTTAAAGCGATCCTGCAGATCTTTAAGTACGCTAGCACCTTCTTCTGTTGAAAACACGCGCGCGTACGGGGTCTTACATTGGGGGGGTTTCTTGTGCATTTTGTGCCTCATTCTGCATTTTTAATAATTCAGCGTCCCTCATTGGCTTCTGCTGAGCTTCCCTTCCTGATCTGATTTCTTTCATAGTGGCTTCATCATTTATCATGTCAGCCGGAACACCAAGCATTATAGCAGTTCCTAATGCTGCTTCATCATAATTCACGATATCATCTATGTCAGGACGGATTTCTTTAAGTTGAGCCAAAGCTTGAATCCATTGATTGACAGATTGAACCACGTCTGCTCTTTGTGATCTTGCCAATGGTCCGGTGTACTCAATTATCATTTCGGCTTCAGATAACTCTGCTGGCATATCTGGAAGTTTTCCTTCACGCATTAAAATTGAAAATGTCCTCCATAACATTGGGTCCAAAAAGTCTACTTTAAGCCTGCCAAGTGTCGGACCAAGGAGACGTTGCATCAGTTCATATCTAACCTGAACCTCCATCGCGGTCATGGCAGGTGAATTTTTCATCTCCAGTTGGTCTACGAAGAATGCTCGATTTATGGCAGCTTGCAGGTTGTTGATCTTCAATTCACCAACATCAAATCTAGCGCGCGACTCGTGAGGCCTGATGTCATCTAATGACCTAACTACTGATAATCCTCCCCTACCTAAATCCAAATCAGAAAGAAGTCCGAACTCTGTGACCAATGTAGCAGGGTCCACCACTTTACCTAATGCCTCAAGTGTCACTTCTGCTATTGAGTTTAATGTGAGTATGTCCGCCAAGCACACAGTAGCCGGAGAAAATCCCCATTGCGATCTCGATGTCTTGCGCCACCTTGTCACATATGACGGCATTTCGTAATAACCACCGGCTTTTCCGATAACTTCCTTTGATGTGTGCAACACGTACTTCCACCCGTACGCGCGTTTACTGGGAGCCATTTTCTTGATGCCATTGGCCTCTTTATTTTGCAGATATATGCAAAATACAACCTTGAACTTTCGTTTCTTTGCCGTCGGGTTGCCGTTGATTAAGATTTCCCTTATTTTATCTGGAAGGTCTGAGAAATCATCCTTTTCGCTCAATTTATCGGCTATCTGAATGGGAGTCCATAGTAATTCTTGGTAAAAGTTTATTACTTTACCATCACTGCCTTCGTCAAAATAGAACTCCCTTAGTGGCACAGCCTGATATACCATCTTGTTGTCTTCATACTCTTGGGTCATTATTGCAGTGCCAAAAGTAGTCAAATCCAGATAGAACTCAGAGGCTTCGAGATTGAAGTTAGAGTTGTGAATGGTTTTGCTGATGATGTTGTTTACCGTCTGAAGCCACTCAAGAGCGATCTTCATTTTCATCAACTTAGGATCTGCGAACCTCATTTGATGCCACGTCACGGCAGGGTTGGTTAAAGCACCTTGCATGGATGATGAAAGAATCTGCGACGCAATGATGGCCGTAGAGTCAAAAATTTCTGGTTTCCGCCAATCTATTTGGTGCTCCGAAAACTGATCCTCAAAAAATTCCCCCCTGAATGGTGCTACATATCTCTCAATTAGTTCAAATAACTGATCTACAGTTTTTCTATCAGTTACATTCTTATCAAAACTTTCAATAATCTCTTGCGTTCGCATGTTTCCTCTTGCCTCCTACGGCTGTTATGACCTTTGCTCTGTGTCCGGTCAATATTAAATGGTCCAATGTCCCGCCAGATTCCCTGTATCCTTGCGCCAAATACTGGAACGCTTTTGCCCCGTGACTTGCCCAATCATGTAGAGGTTTCTGCCTGAATACTTTGTTTTTATCATCATATTGCCTGCGGTAACTAACTAAACAGTCCCACAACTCTTGGCAATTCTCAGAATTTATTTTTACCTTCTTTAAAAATCTGCGTGAAGCATCAATGCCTTCAACGTCTGACGATTTCGCTACCACATCGAAGTTAAATCCTAACTTCCTAGCAAACTCACGTCTTGTTATCCCTATTGTGTAGTCGTGTTGGCTAAGATCATGTGGTCCTACGTGGCGGTTATAGATGTAAGGTTTCTCAGATATGATCTTTATCCACTCTTGCAGGGACTTATTGTTTCCTTTCTCTACATCTATGATGCGGGTATATTCACCGTCATGCTGAGTGAAGATTATAAAATTATCATCTGACCAGCCTAAGTCCCAAAAAGTTTGAACCGGCTTATCTTCCATCCAAGGATATTCACCGAATCTGCCTTCTTTCTCTATAACGGCACATTGGTTTGTGAAATAAGCACCCACCATTCCTGCGTCAAAGGAGCAGTAATACTCCTGTTCCGCCATTAGTGGGTCCATTCCGTCTTCTATTTCTTCCTCAATATCCTCTTCGGTGAAGATGTGTGTTCCGTCCTCACGGTAAGTATCATCAACAGTAAGTATCTCACAGAACCAACGAGGAGATTTCTTAGCTGTCTCATATAATTTATGTCCATGATTTTTACCCCTTGGTGTATATATAAATATTGCCCATCCACCGTTTTCTTTCAGCATAGGCCTTATGTAGTCCCATGCAGACGGATCTGCGACTGAATATTCTGAGAATATCACACCGTAGGGTGCAGAACCAATGAGTGAATCGTAATTGTCTGAGCCAACACACTGCCATATGGAGCCACATTTTAGCTCTATCTTCATGTCTGTGTTGTTTATACTGTGCCTTATCTGTTTCGGGAAGGCTTGATCTATGACACGTACTCCTGTGTGAGGATTTATGTTCTCCCACACTACTTTCCTAGCATGAGTCTGCGTGGGAAGCATGTGCCAATATGTCGCTATTTTTTGGTGTGCTTGCGCTGCAGTAAAATTTATCGACGCTGAATCTTTCCCTGCTCTGCGATGCCAGATACATACAGCCCTCTTTCCTCCTCCAGCACCTAACATGTACTCCATAAATGGAGACTGATGCTGCCTAGCTGACCAACCATATGGTATCTCAATATCCATTACTGTCCTACTAAATTTTGTATGTTCACGGTCACGGTCACTTTATTATCTGAATCGTCAACCCTTTGGAATTCCGTAGATTTAGACATGTCCCGAAGGGCTGTAAGTGCAGCATTAGCATTAAATACACGGTCTGTGTGTCCTGCGCCATTTGAAACCAAAGGGACACTAGTGTCCCCCATCAGCATTGGCATCAACCTCACATAATGCTGTTCTATGTAAGATTCGGTGATCATGTTGTGGGTCTGGTTTTCTTTCAACTCTTTTAATATGTACGCGCGTACGCGAGAATCTACTGACAACTTCCGACCCAATGAGGAAACAATGCCGACTTCCTTAGAGGCTCTACGGTAGTTATAGTCTACCATGTAACTTAACGCAAACGCAGATTCCTGTAATGTCAGATCGCTGGCAAGAGCCAAGGGGCTGTCTTTTTGCACTGTCGGATAAGCTTTTGCTGTATTGTCTGTACTAGGCATGTGTGTGATTTCGTTAAGGCCATATTCAGCTGTTGCTCCCTATAGAACAAGTACGCTAAATCTCCGGCATGTTTAGGGTCGAATGAATCCATACCACGATTATAACACACGAACGGTCACGTGTCAAGCGGATCGTGCTATATGATCGTGCTATATGATCGTAATATATGATCGTAATATATGATCGTGCTATATGATCGTGCTATATGATCGTAATATATGATCGTAATATATGATCGTGCTATATGATCGTAATATATGATCGTGCTATATGATCGTGCTATATGATCGTGCTATATGATCGTGCTATATGATCGTAATATATGATCGTGCTATATGGCATCGGATCGTATTATTTCCGAAAACCAAAATTTGAGGTGAGAAGGGTCCCCCCCGCCCCCGCCATTTGCGCGTTTCGTCGGGTGGTGGGGTATTTTCGGCTGTTCCCCAACACCGAAAGCTGTTCCCGTTTTTCGGCCCGTCCCGACGGGCGTTCCCAAACGGTCGGAGCGTTCCCCAACGGCAGATATCTACACTATTTTGTCCATCTATATACACGGAGATATGGCGCAATGGCGCAGTCTGTGGTATAATGGTTCTGTAGTCGAGGCACACTCGCTGAGACACAAATCGCCCAACGAGGGGCAAACACGATGACAAACAAGAAAACCGAAACCGAAACCGAAACTCCCAAAGCAACAATGGCGAGCCACCTGCGCAAATACCGCGCCAACTACATCAAAACACACGGGTACAACCAGCAGGGTTCTCTGGACAACGGAGACAAGCTGGCAACAATTCTCCGTCCTCTCGATCCTGATCGCGTTGTGGCACTGGCCGAGAAGGTGCTGGGAAAGAAGAAAGGCGAGCTGGCAACACGCTACGAGCACCTTAACAAGGGCCAACGCCGAATGAACAGCGGAAACCTCCTGCGCAATGCGATCAAGAGGGGAGACACCACCGCAACAGCAATCAAGAAGGCAATCGCCTAACAACAACCAGCCCCGCAGACGCGGGGCAATTTTCAGGACAAGAACATGGAAACAATTCTAATATGGGTTTTATTCTGGGCTCCAAGCCATTCCGATTTTGATGTAGAAAACAGAGCCCAATGGGTGGCGGTAGCGGAAACCAAAAAGGCGTGCGACGAAGCAAAACTCCGACACGAGAAAACAGGCTTCTATTGGTGCATGGCATTGGATGCAGACACTGACAAGTAGGACCACACGGGGCCACGGACGGCCCGATATATTCGAGCAACGAGCGAGTCCAACGACGGGCGTCCCCGTGCGTCCCCGTGTATGTCGTGCGTGTCCGACTGTTCCCCAATCCGCCCGCGTCAACAGTACTTGACACAAGCCCACTGGTGTGTCATAATGGAGAGCACCCAAACCAAACAGACAACCCGACGCATGTGACAAGGTGTTTTTCTCCTTGGAAGACGCAAAACGGGCAATCCCACATGGACCAATGGAGTGGGAAACAGTTGCACACAACAGATTTGCGGCCAACAACTGCATTTGGACCATCGTAGAGGCGACAACATGAAAACGATCACAATACATCAGCGAATACGAAATAGAAGTCCCCGACTGTTCTACCCTTTCTGACATATTGGAAGCCTTTAACAAATCCAAGGAGACATGGAACAAGACGGCGGGACACTGTTGTATGGAGACGAAACAATTACCAGCTGGTAAACCTCAGGCCAAGGAAGGCCGTGCCTGCTGTTCCCCAACCTATATTCTAAGTAGCCCGCCCGCCTGCATTCCAAAGAGGGGTTCTCATCTACCTGTATGGTTCGGGGGT